CTTGGAACTCCACTTATAGTAGCAATAACAGGATCTGGATGGTCAAATGATGGTAGTCTATCAGCAGTAAAATCCCCACCTATATTCACATTTCCACCTCGACCAAGACCTTCAGCAACCAAACCTCTCATATCTAAAATTTTAAAATCAAAATTAGCATTTCTAACATTTGGAAAAACTCTTGGAATAATAGTAATAGGATTACTTTGTGTTTCTCCAGCAATTTTTGTTATGGTAACAGAAGTTCCACTTGTTACAGTAATAAAAGAAAAGTTTTGTACATTTCTTTCACCTTCTCCATATAATTTAAATCTTAAAAATACATTGTCATCTGGTACAGCCTCTAACATTGGAAGAGATGTTATTGCACTTCCATATGAATCTGAACCACTTGGGTGGTTTGGATTATAAAGAGTGTAATCAACTCCTGTGTCTCCAAACGCATATTGTGAGACTCCTAATGGTTGTCCATTTGCTAACTTTTGACGACCTAATTTGGTTAGAATGGCATCAACTATTACTGTATCATTATCTAAAATTCCCATAATTGTAATCCTTTAAGTTATAATATTACTCATTTATAAATATATCCAAAAAATATTTTACCTTATTACTTTTAACTTCTTTGTAGTATCTGAACCACCTACATTAATTGTGTATGCTGGTATTTTAGGTGATGTATCTAATTCAGGATCAAATTGTGGTGGGTTACTACCATCATTTTGTGTTCCTTTGTAAATTAGATTTATTAAACCATCTTTACTCGTTCCTACTTTAAAGAAATGATTGATTGGATATGTGATATTCCCATCATCATCTGTTTTAAAGAAAAGTGTTCTACCTACCATTCTACCATCTACAGTAGCATCATCACTACCAAAGAAAGAATTATAAGTATACCCTTCTCCACTATCTACATAATAACGATTTCCAAAATGCCTAAAGTTATCATGATGATTAAAAGGTTGTTTGGCGTTTGTGTCTGTTCTATTCTTATATGAACCACTTGTTGGAAAAAACTCTTCTATATCCCCTATAGTTCTAAAGAAAAACCTACTTTCATATTTGTATGTATTGTAGTCTCCGTTACTACCAGGATTACGAGATTTAAAAAAAGTATTGTTAACACCAGTTCCACTATTTTTGTAAAACTCGTTTTTAGATCCTAATAGCAAATTAGTAAAGTTACTTGGTTCTAAAGTAAGAACAGTTTGATTTGATGATTTTGATAAATCAATAATATCCAACGGAGCAGAATTATTTGTATGTACCTTATCATTTGCAGTAGAAGTTATTCCTACATCAGACATAATATTAATAGTGTCTTCTTTTAAATTTTCATTAACAAGAGCAGATACGGATAGTTCATCAGTTGGAACATCAATAGATTTTTCGTATTTGTTTTCGTTAAAGTTTATACTAACAGTTGGTTCTGTTAAATTAGTTGAACCCTCTGCTTTGTTAGGATCAAGTTGTGTTTGTAAAGAAGCTCTTTTTATTCTAGGTCTAAAAAGTGTATCGTTTTTTACCGTATAGGAAAATTCAATTTTTGTTTTTGCTGGAACTAAAGTTTCTATTTGTTCTAGTAAACCTTTGTTATCTGTTCTTTTTTCTATTGAAGATAAGTTTGTTGGTATATCAATTGATATTAATCTTTCACCGATAAGTTGGTTTCTTAAAGTTAATAAGTCATCATAGACACCATTGTTATTATAATCATCTAAATAATCATCTAGTTGAAAATCAGCTAATGTATCTATTATAATAGAATCTATAGCATCTACATAAGAAAAATCCTTTCCTACTTTTGGTATGACTTTTACTTTTGGCTCATTTGTTCCAGATTTGACTGGTTGTCTTAAAGTTGGTGTTTTATCACTAAGACCACCGACAGTTTTTAAGTCACTTCCAATTTTAGTTTGTTTATCACTTTTAAGTTCATCAACACCTCTAACTTGAAAACTAAAATTTTTGACTGTAGAAATACTACTTTTTACCTCATCAAAATTTGGTTGAGATGATATTGTTTTATCAAAGTTTTTGATTTTACTTGGTGAGGAAATATCTTTTATAATTGTAGCACCTTCATTATCATTTAATTTATAATGGTAAATTAAATTATCTCTAGGTGCTGTTGCTGTCCCACCAACAAGACTATTGTAATTGAGAATATGTTGTTTGAATTTAGACATACTAATGTAAGCATCCCAAGCTCTAATTTGAGCAACTGAACCTGACATAGTTTCGCCAAAAAACAAATTGTTACCAGCAGAGTTTTGAGCAGCAGAAGATGTTATAAAGTTTCTATTAGCGTTGTTATTAAATGAAGACATACTGACAAATTGTATATCCTTTATCCTATCATTATCTTTTCTACCGACAAACATATGATATGATTGTGTTAATTCATATTCTGAAGTCACTATATTTTTTTGTAACATGACATTAAAATATTTAAAATTATTTATATCATTAATAAATCCACTTGACATTGATATAGCATTAGTTGCTATAGCACTTCCACCATTTGCACTATTATTTAATCTAAACTCTAAACTACCAGTAGTGGTTGATGAGCCTGATGGGACAATTCTTAAATCCCACAAATCAGCTGAACCACTAGCTCTTACAAGAGTTTGTGAATTATTTGTATTATCAGTTCTAAATATAAACTCAACACCATTTGGTTCAGCACCATTTGACCACCAATCTAATGCTAGATTATTAGAGCCAGAAGACAGACTTAGTGATTTTAATTGATCTGTTTTTTCTCTAAAAGAAACATTACCGGTAGTATTTCGTAATCCATTATCTAAATCATTAGTAGTTGAATTAGTAACAACACTTGGATTATGTTCATCATCAGAACCACCATATTCAGTTAAATTGAAAGAGTTTGTATCATACCCATAAAGATTTAATAAAGTATTTAAACTTTCATGTGTTCCTTTTGTTTTGTAGATGTAGATAATATTATTTAATATCTTTGTCCATAAAGAAGCAATAGCTTTTTTATCACCAACTTCGTCTCCACTGGTTGAATCTAAATAGTTATTTAAACTACCTGTAATAGGATTATATAAATCAAATCCAAGAGAACTTCCAATAATTGGTAAGAGATTATCAGGCATAGCATTTGGATTCTTATATCCAAGTTTATAAATGTTATGGTAGTTATCAATATAACTTCTCAACAAGTCAAATTGTTCCCCTAACATATTTACAAAATCACGAAGTGTTTTATGTTCATTACCAGTTCTTAATATTGTTGGTAAATTGTTTACAAGAGAGTGAATGTTGTTGGTATCATAATCTTCAGCAATAGTTTCCATCGTATTATACCAATCATTCCATTCGGATGAACCTGCATAACTACCACTTGGTGGTCTGTAAATTTTTGAAAAAGGATGTATGTTAGTTGGATTATTTTTCGTTACGACAACATCGGTAAAAAATGCTTCTTTGTCCCCACTTTCTTGAGTAAACACAGGAAATAAATCACCTTGTGGTAATATGATAGACCGTGTAGAGCCTATATCATTTAATAAAGATTCATTATTGAGTCTGTTTGGAAAAAGATAAGGTTCAAATTTTCCTGTTAAATCAACAACTCTGTTTGTAAAGGGTGCTATTACATCTGAACCTGATATTACATCCCAATTGTTTTTGTGATTTGTTTCATCATATTTAAACTCATGAGTTATTACCTTATGATTACCGGTTCCTCCAGCTTTAAAATAATTTTGTTTTGCTTGAAAAATATATCTTCTATAATGAGAACCTGTTGTCTGTGGGTTTAACATGGCTGAACCTGTCCAAGCACTAAACGGTATTTGCCTATCGTTACTATAAATATAATTACCCAATCTTGTTGAAGCAACTTTATTATTATAGTTAGTATTAACTAATGAACCACTACTACCATTTAAACTAAATTCTGAATCATCCCCTCCACCTCTCAAAATAAAAGATAAGTAAAAATTATCATTAGAGTTATAAAAAGGTGGTTGTTCTACATTATATAAATCTGTGGTTAGATGTATAAATCCATCTTTTGTTTTTTTATGAACTTTATTAAAACCTTCGTGGTCTTGTAAAGTTGCCTGAGATGTATGTGTATATCCAGATTGTCTAAAATCATTTCCAGCTAAATTAGAGCCAATACCTGGTGCCGATGATGTGGAATAACTTTGACCATCGTGATACGCAAAATGTTCATAGTGAGTGAATTCATCTTCTATCTTTCTTACTTCTTTAAATAAATGTTTTCTTCTTTCTGTAACTTTTAAACTACTTGAAAAAGCAAGAGATGAACTTATTTGACTAAATAATCCTTCTAACTTTACTGTTTTATTTTTAAAATTTTCTAATTTAGATTTTGCCGAACCAAAGAAAACATGACCATCAAATTTTTCATAATCAATGTTTAGGTTAAGGTCTTTTTGTTGTCTAACGATTTCTTCTACTAAATTTAGTCCAACAGAACTTGTAATAGAGTTGTAGTTGTCATATGAATCTGTTGTTGAAACAGGTTCACTAATATACCCTTCATCAATGGATAACCCTAACCCACTTACAGCAAGTTGTTCTCGGTCAATAAAAAATATTGTTTCGGTTTGTGATGATAAAAATTTATTTGATATATTAAAATCAGTTGATAAAACTGGTATATCACTTGGCAATGGTTGATTTAATTTTAATACCAAAGTTCTTTTATTATCAGTTACATTATCAAAAGCATATCCATTAATAGGAATTAATCTTCCTTGTGATAATTCCAAGAAAGAATTAAACTGATAGGAATCTTCATTACCTTGCATAAATGAAACAATATCATCTTGATTATTTATAGAACCACTTGCTACACTTAATCTTATTTCATTACGACTTGGTGATACTTGAGACAAATGTAAACCATCAGTATTCAATCTTTCTAAGAAATCATATTGTAAATTATAGTTATTTTCACTAAAACCGTTTCTGTCTAAAAACTCATTAGGTTTAAGAAAAAGGTCATTGTCTCTTACATAAAAGTCAACACCCTCTTCTAATATAGAAAAGTCTAAAAATCCACCAACATCCGAGAACACCGATAATTTTATTACACCATTCTCTAACAAATCAGGTGTAAATTCATATGAAGTTTCATCTGATATTAATTGTAAAGTATTATTATTATATGGTTGTAATATTTCCATTAGAATGCTTGTTTGTCATTATCTGTTTCTAAAAGTGAAGTTTGCATCACACCTTGTTTTTGAACTCTACTATCTTTTGGTTGATTGACTTTATAGTCTCCAATCAATATTCCTAATTCTTTTGTTCCCATTTGATTTTGTATTGTCGTAAATTCTGAGTTTACTGGATTTAAATCAACAACACATTTCTCATCTCTTATAAATATGTCGGTTGCTAAACTATTGAGTGGTAAACTACCTGAACCCTTGTTTATCCATTCTAATCTATCACCACCTATAAAATCATATATGTCCTTTGACTCTTTAAAAACTCTTGTTTGACTTAAGTCCAATTGACCTGGTGTCTCTCCTAACAATCCACTATTAAATTTTTGTATGTAATCTTTAGAAGATACTCTTTCTAAATAATCCTCTTTAACAAAATTATCGTCTTTAACAATTTTAGATACAGAGTTATTAAATTTAGAATCTTCATCAAAACCACCTATGATTGCTTGATTATCTCTAATAGGTAAAAAGTTAAAATCAGTTCCACCGAATATTGAAAAGTCTTGACTTAATAAATTGCCATCATTAATCACTATGTTTTTTGTTACCAATGTGGTTTGTATTAAAACATTGCCAGTTGAATCGTATCTATATACTATGATTTTTAAATTTTTTACACCAGGAGCATTATATATGTGAAATGAATCAGTAGTAAAATTTAACTGTTTGTTTCTGTTATTTATTATTCTTTTATAATAAAAATTGTCTGGACTAGGCACCTCTTCTGATGTATAAAGAGTAAAATATTCACTATTTAAAATCATATCATCTGTTAATAAACTTTTCTCATCACCCCATTGTATAACCGTGTATCTATATACACCGTTTTCAGGTAGAGTGTCACCAACTTCTAATGGATTGAATCCACCTAAATAAAATTGGTCTAGTACAGAATAATCACCTAAAACAGTTGGGTTTTCATTTAATGGGTAGTCTAATAAATCCATGTTTAATTTCATTTTAACAGGATAAGATGTATCTATGTAATTATCTCCAATATCATAATATAAAAAATCAACATTAGAATTTTCTGTTGTACTACTAATTTTAAAATCTAACACATCTATTATTTCTGTTTGTTCTTCACCACCGTAATTTATATCTTCTATGTATTCAAAAATATAATAAGGATGAGCTATGCTTGTTAATCTTTCTTCTAATACATCTCTACCAGTTTGACCTTGTGGGATACCAAGAGAAGTGCCAGAAAAGTTATTGAAAAAATTTAAAAGGTCATTTGATATTGAAAATTCAAAATAAAATCTTTCTAAATAATTACCGATTCGACCTGTATTGGTAAATCCAGTCTTTGGATTACTAACTCCAAATTCACCAGAATCTCCTATTTTTACAATACTATTATCATCGGTTAATTTTTCTAAGTAAATACCACTCAAAAATTCAAGAGGTGGTTCATTGTCAAGAACAAGAGAATCTTTTGGCAAATAAGTTTCATTTACATTAAACACCCCTCCTATGTTTTGTGGAGTCCCCACATCTCTACCTTTATCATCAAATGTTGAATATCCTAATACAGTAGGTAATTGAGTATTATAATTATATGCTCCAAAATATAATTTAAATCGATGATACCAGTTACCTTGCATATTAGCATACCTAGTTAGTGTTGATCCAATACTACCTTGACCTAAAGTTCCATCCCCAAAAACTTCTATGTTAAAACTTAAAATTTCATCTATTTGACTTAGAACATCGCTTTTAAAAGTAAGTTGAATTGGTACTTCAAAATCACCAACTCCATCATAATCATCGGGATTAAGTTCTTTTATGTAACCTACACTATTATCAATAATATCTTTTAGTTGATTATATTTTTCTTGAAATATTTCTTCGATTGTCTCTCTGACTTCTAATGACACATAGTGGTCACTATCTCTGCTGGTTGTTTCATTTACATCTGTTTCAACAAACTCTTCTACATCACTTCTTTTGTAAGTATTATGAAAAGTTCTATAAAACAAATTCATTTTTTTAACATCGTTTGTTTCATAATCAGTCACAAATCTTGATAAAGGCATAAGGGGTCCAACTTGCACAGTATTATTAACTCCAGCCTGACGATCATGCCAAGTTGATGAATTCGAGTAATATGCTTGTTCTGGTATATGATTTGTAGATTCACGATCACCACCTATACCATAATCTTCTTCAATAATATCAGAATTATATCCACCCCCTATTTCTTGACCAAAGTTATTAAAACCACCCACTCGTCTAACTAAAGTCCAAGTTAAAACAGGACCATTATCAACAAATCTAACTCTGACAGGTCTTCCTAAGTATTCTCCGTCTTCATATAAATCTTCTATAAATGTAGGTTGTCCTTCAAATGTTACATAAAACCTTCGATTTGATTTTGAAATAGAATTCCAATTACCCAACGAAAACTTTTCTAAATCATCATTATTTAAACCAAGTTCTTTTATAGAACCTGGTGGATACACGCCTGGTTTTTTATACGATGGGTATTGATTTCTTTTTTGATAATCAGATGTTACCTCTTCTTCCTCTTGTTCTTCTTCCTCTTGTTCTTCTTCGTCTTGATCTTCTTCGTCTTGATCTTCTTCACCAAATAAATCATCTGGTACATCTATGTAAAAATCATAAGTTTGATTTATTGTATAATTATCAGAGAGGTTATCATCGGATAATATGAACACTTCATTATTGTCATTTACATTCAAAATATTTTTAGCAATATCTTGTATGTAAATTAAATCATTATTGACATTTTGAAATGCTAAACTAACATCATCGTTATCTAAATCAGTTTCTTGAATATCTCCAAATATTAATTGAACAGGATCAGTAAAAGTAATTCTTAAATATTTAATTGTACCATTAATTCTCATTTAAAATGCCTGTTCTGATTTATCTTTTTCTATGCCACCTGGTATGACAAAAGTATCTGTTTTTAATCTTAAATTATCATCGAGTGAAAGTTCAAAATCTTGATTGTAATTAAGTTTACTAAAGTCTGTTTTGTCAATCAAATTGTCTGTTATGTTTACTCCAAAATCAACATCTAATATTAAATTACCATCAACATCGTTTTCATTTGATATTGGAGCATCATCTCTACCATGTGAATCTTTTACATTTACATCCTCAACAAACTCTCCAAACTTACTTATCTTTGGTAATATTGGATAAAGATAATCATCGTCCCACACTTGTTCATCATCTTCATTGATGATTATTTCTTTATATGGTGTTCTTGGTGTTTTTGAACCTATCATAGGATCATCGCCATCTTGTATTTCAATTCCACTTTTATTTGAAAAATCAAATTCACTCGGTATGATATTATTCCAATAAGAAGCCGTAGTTGGCAAATCACTATCATCACTTTGAAATCCAAGCTGCTTCCACATTGGTTTGACACCTTTATAAATTCTAGTCGTTGCTAAATCAAAATTATTAAGACCAGTGTCTTTTAATGTGTTGGTTAGTTTTTTATTAATGAATGTCGTGGACATTAATAATCTCCTGTGTCAC